TACCTGCGATTGATAATAAAGGACACGATTCAGAACATCTTATAGCTTTCAAAGGCGGTTTCGGAATCGGTAATCCTGTGTATGATAGTAGACAAGGTAAAGTAGTATATTCATTTGAAGTTTTAGACGCCCTTCCAGGTACAATCATGACAGACTCTGATTATGTAACTCAAAATGATACAGTAGGTAAAACTGGTGTTACATTAGGTACAACATCAGCGATAGCATTTGATAGTGAAAACACTAGATATACTCTAACGTTTAATAGTATTGACTCAGATGCAGTAACTGCTGTTAACTCAGGTAGAACTTATATTTGGTCAGAAGAATTCGGTACAGAAAACTATGTAATTGAAGGTTATGTAACTAAAACTACAGGAGCAAGTCCTGATTCAACTCTTGGTGTAATTCCAACATCTTCTAACATAGGCTGGAAAGCTGCACAAGTAGATGGCACATTATCAATTATTTACGATGCAAATAATAAAGTAATGGCTAGAGGCAAAACTATTAACGATGATAAGAATCGTTATGCAGATGCTGACTCAGACTTTATGTTCTCTGACAATGTTGCGTAATTTAAATTATGAAATTAGCGGTTTTTACATTTGGGAGAATGAATCCTCCTACAATAGGTCATGAAAAACTAATTAACAAATTAAGAAAGGTTGCCCGAATGTCAAGAGGGCAGCCTCTCTTGTTTGCTAGTCAGAGTCAAGACGCTAAAAAGAACCCATTAGATTACAATACAAAAATTCGAATCTTAAAAACCTCGTTTGGACAAATTGTTCAAAGAACTAATTCTAATACCATTATGAAAGTAATGGCTGAACTTCAAGACAAAGGTTACGAAGAAGTAATCCTTGTTGCTGGTTCAGATAGAGTTAAAGACTTTAATGATTTACTGCAAAAATATAATGGAACTGACTATAACTTTAAAAATATCAAAGTTGTAAGTGCAGGACAAAGAGACCCTGACGCAGACGGAGCCGAAGGAATGAGTGCAAGTAAGATGAGAGAATTAGCTAAGGATGAAAACTTAGACGAGTTCAAGAAAGGCTTACCTTTGAAAGCGCAAAGGATGGCTAAAGATATATTAAGAAAAGTTAGACAAGGAATGAAATTATGATTAAAGCGAAAGATATGCAAGTATTTGAAATACTTGAAGAATTTGATAAAACCGTAGGTAGATCTCAAAAGGTTAATTATCTTAAACAATATAGAGAACATACACCATTAACGTATGTACTAAAATTTAATTATTGTGATACAATAAAATCATTAATTCCTGAAGGGAGACCTCCTTTCAATGACGAACCAGATGATGGACCTAGTAAGGCATCTCTGTGGCAATACCTAAACGTGTTTCCTAATTTTGTACAATCTAATCAAGCAGCTCAAGTTAAACCTCTACAAAGAGAGAAATTGTTTATTGAGATGTTAGAAGCTATAGCAGTTGAAGAAGCTAATATGATTATACTTGCTAAAGATAGAGAGTTAGAAAAACTATATCCTTCTTTAGATATTGGAATAGTAAGAGAAGCTTTTCCTGATCTTCAAATCCAGACTCAACAAGAAGCTAAAGAGCTGTCTGAAGAAGAGAAGAAAGCTGATATCTTAGCTGTTATCCAAGATAAAAAAGAACAATTAAAGTCATTACAAACTGAAATAAAAGATCTTACAAAAGAAGCGAAAGCGTATAGTGAATGATATTAGAACAAAATCTATTTCCTTATAACATAAGTGAACTTAAACCTGCAATTAATGAAGTAGGTTTCGATCAACATTTTAACCATGTTTATAAAACTTATATTGATGATTTCAATTTGAGTAAAGGTGATATTCCTTTTAATAAAGCTGGAGCTCATCTTCATTCTCTCTATTTTGATAATATTAGAGAATATAGAGATCAAAATAAACCGAATGGTAAGATAGAGCAAATTATTAATAATAGATATGGCTCTCATAATAATTTTTATATTACAATACTTGAACAAGCTGAAAGGCTTCAAGGTAATGGATGGTTGTGGATGAATCATGCTGGTTATGTAAATATTATACCTAATAATAGAATAGTAAAAGATATTATTTTATTAATAGATCTATGGGAACATGCGTATGTCTTTACTCATGGAATAAATAAAGAACAATATTTAAAAACGCATATGCATATAATTAACTGGGATACAGTTAATAATAGATTGGTACAGGATAGTGATTAACTTTGCATTATTTGAAGCAGCAGATTCAAAACAGAACTTACATTTAACTCATGCAGATGAAGATTTATATGAGAGAGGTGCAAAAGGTGCTGAATTTGCTATTCAATCTTTGCAAGATGTACTAGATACTCTTCAATCAGGAGCATCAGGAGCTAAAAACGTTACAGTTAAATGGGATGGAGCTCCTGCTTTATTTTGTGGTACTGATCCTGCAGACGGAAAGTTCTTTGTAGGTACAAAATCAGTATTCAATAAAACTCCTAAAGTATATAAAACTATTAAAGACATCAAAGATAATGAACCTTCCGGTAAAGCAACTAAATTAGAATATGCTCTTAAACATCTAAGTTCTATAGGTATACCTAAAGGTACAGTCTTACAGGGCGATATGATGTTTACTAAAGGGGAGCAGAAATATGAAACCATCGATGGAAGAAGGTATATTACTATTCATCCTAATACCCTTGTCTATGCTTTTGATACAGGTAGCGATATAGGTAATCTTATTAGAAATGCTGATATGGGTATTGTTTTTCATACTACTTACAAAGGAAGTAAAGACTTACAATCATATAAAGCATCGTTTGGTGCTGATGTATCTAGATTAAGAAAGTCTAGATCTGTATGGGTAGATGATGCATTCTTTAAAAATTTATCAGGTACAGCTTCTTTAACTAGCAGTGAGTCAAGAGAGTTAAAAGGTCTTATTGATAAGTCAAAGAAAGCTATGAGTAAAGACTTTGATAAAATTGTTAAGGTACTAGATATGATTCCAAGTACTGCTATAGGTTCTCACATTAAAACTTATATAAATTCTGAAGTTAGAGCTGGTAGAATGAATCCTACATATGCAGGTTATATGGCTCACGTTAAAGGTTATTGGGAAGATAAAGTTATAGCTAAAGTTAAAACTGATAAGAGTAAAGAAACTAAAAAAGCAGCTCTAAAGCAGTTATTAGACGAACTTAGTCAAATAAAGAAACCTATCGAGAATTCATTTGTATATGTTAAAGCAGTAAATGAAGCTAAATTACTTATTATTAAAAAATTAACATCTTTGTTAGATAGTAGAGTATTTGTTCTTAAAAAGAATGGAGAGTTTGTTCCTACAGCTCCAGAAGGATACGTAGCTATTGGTAAAGATAATCAAGCAGTAAAGTTAGTTGATAGACTAGCTTTTAGTCACTTCAATTTCTCTGATGATTATGTAAAAGGTTGGCAGAGATAACTTTTTAATTTTTTCACTATAACAATTATATGATAATTTGTGTAGATATAGTAGGCGTAAGTAAACCTGAACAGGGTCTTGTTATAAGAGATACTCTAGAACAAGCTCTTCTCCATCTTCTTCCTAAGAGAAGACTTCCAATTTTAATTGACTGTCACGTTGCTCTTAAAGAAGATATAGAGCCTGCTAAAGCACTTATACATCAAGAATCAGATGATGTATTCTTTTTAGCATTATCCAATGAATTATTAGATAACGAAGAAGAACTTATAGAAACTATATGTCATGAGTGTGTACATATAAAGCAATATCTTAAGAAAGAGTTAAAAGAATTAGGAATGGATAAACATAAATGGAAAGGTATAGAAGTAAATAGTAAAAATATTGACTATTATGAATTACCTTGGGAAGTAGAAGCATATAATATGGAGATGGAGATTGCTAAAAAAATTAAGTCAGTCTAGAATTGTTACTTGGTTAGAATTAGATAACTGGTTAAACATATTATGTGATAGAATTAAGACTAGAATAGTTCCTAGTTTTGTTCTTGTTACAGATAACTCAGATCTTGTTCCTGCTACAATATTAGCTAGTAAGTTAGGATGTAATATTTCAACAGATGATGTACCTAACGCAGTTCATTTTTCTATTATATCTAATAAAAATATAAGAGCAGCTAACAAAGCTGCTCTCTTTGTATGTTTTATAGAAACAACAATAGATTCAAAATACGAAACTCTTATTCCAATAGATTTTTCTATTGAAGAAGTAAATATACCCTTTGGAGAATCAATGACTAAATTAGTTTTTCCTTGGGAAAAAAGATGAAAAAAAGCCCTTTTTTAGTTGCCTTTTGTTTAAAAAGAAGCCATAATAAAGTATAAAATAAAGAAATAGGAGATATTTTATGAAGCAATTAGAACTTTTTTCAAATGATTGGGGACTTAACTCTGGTTTTAAAAAACTATCAGATAAGCTTAACGAATTGTTACCTGCTCAAGGTAGATGTTCTAACCCTAACTCTAAGAATAAGTACTTAGATAAGTTTAGAAGAATGCAGAATGCTGCTTATGACTTCTTTAATAATGGTCTTTGTAATAAGAGAGAACTTTTCGTTAGAGAGTTTTGTCAAGATATTGATTCTTGGAATATCCCTTCACATAGAGATTTTAGATATTTTACTAACGAAAGCTACGATCGATGGGAAGCTACTATTGAAAGTAAATTCACCCCTATTATAATTAAAGCTGCTAAAGAACAGGAGATTGCATAATGATTAAAGTTACAGTTTTACATAGAGACCATTCTATAGAAGATGCTATGAATGTAGTTGCAGAAGTTACTGTTGATACTACTGACGTTAACGAAGCTCTTAATCATGCTTATAGATATACTCAAAATATTGATGGTTCTTGGTCTAGGAAAGAAGGCAGTGACGCTAGTGATACTGTTAAGGTTATGATGGAAAGACCTGACGGTAGGGGTTTAAGAAGTTCTATGATAGAAGATAGATTTATGGTATCAGGTGAGTGCTTACCTTGGGCATTGAACGATAGGGAATACGAATGTGTTAGTACTGGATTTAGATTAATTAGAGATCATGAAT